TATCGAGAAAGAATCCCACCCCGAATTTCACGTCGGGGTGAACAGCGACATCGACACGACCGCTGAGCAACTGACCGACTTGTCGGTGACGGTTCGCAAGTACGTGTACGTCAAAGCCGACGCTGGCAACGCCGGTACGGTGTATGTCGGCAGGGCTGGCGTCAGTTCGTCGAACGGCTACCCGCTCGCCGCTGGCGAGGAAGTCAAAATCCCGGTCGATGACCCAAGCAAAGTCTACGTGATCGCCAGTCAGGCCGATCAGGGCGTTAAGTGGCTCGCAGTCTAAAGGTGAACGATGGCAACCCCTAAGCGTGAACAATTCGCAAACAACGCCGTTGACGCGCTGAACGGTGCCATTGATGACGTAGTCACGTCGCTTACTGTCACCGATGCAAGCGCGTTCCCAACTGACGGAAATTTCCGCATCCTGATCGACAGCGAGATCATGCTGGTGACTGCCGTGTCCACGAACACCTTCACGGTGGTTCGTGGCCAGGAAGGCACCACGGCGGCCAGCCATTCGGACGCTACGCCGGTGACACAGTTGATGACTCGCGGGTCGCTGTTGCAAGTTATCAGCAACAATATCTGGCGTGGTCACGATGACAATGTGCCTCCCTACGGGCTGTTTGACCGTGACGGAAATCAAATTGATTCGTCCGACTTTACCTGGGCCAACCAAAGCACCGCCACGGTCGTAGACCGTGGAAACGGAATGTATATCGACGCGCAGGCCGGTGGCAGCGGCTCGCACTGGTGTCGCGGCCTATACCTCAGTACCCCGGTCAGCACACCCTGGTCTGTAATCGCGCTGGTACGGCCACTGATCGACCACGCGGGTTCGTTCGCGAAAGCCGGAATTGCAGTCCGCGAATCGTCGTCGAGCAAGTTCGTGGCCTTCTGGCCTTGGCAAACGAACAACCCGGTGATTGAGACATGGAATAGCGAAACAAGCGCTGGAACCGAGACGACCGGCATCACGCTGAGTGTAGCTCCTGGCGGCGAACGGTGGTGCAAGATTGAGGACGATGGCACCAACCTCATATTCTCTATTGGCCTTACTGGTGCCGACTGGTATCAATGCTATTCGATTGACCGCGATGCTCACATGCTTGGCGGCGCGAATCAGGCGGGCGTTGTTGTTAGCCGAGGAAACAACGTCAACGACAAAGTATTTCTCGACGTGCGGCATTTCAGCTTTGGTGGCTAATGGCGATTCCATCTTCCTATTACGGCTCACTCGAAGAGGCGCAAGACTACTTCGACGGTCGGCTGCATGAATCAGCCTGGACCAGTGCCGCTGTCGCTGACCGTCCCAAAGCTCTGCGGGCCGCGACCCGAATCATCGACACGCTGAACTTCAAGGGCTACAAGCACACCGTCTACGAACTTCTCGAAGACGATGAAGACGCCACGGACGAAGAAATCCGTGAGCAAGAGGCGGCCCAAGAGTTGGAGTTCCCGCGCGGTGCCGACGAGGAAGTTCCCGAAGCGATCCGCATTGCCTGCTACGAAATCGCCCACTCTCTGCTCGACGGCAAAGACCCTGAGATGGAGCTTGAAAATCTCGGCGTCGTGTCGCAGGGCATCTCGTCCGTAAGGACGAGTTACGCTCGCAACCAAGTCCCCATTGAGCACATTATCAACGGGGTGCCCAATGCCACGGCTTGGCGGCTTCTGCGTCCCTTTCTCCGTGACGAGGACGCTATCAAGTTGTCGCGCGTCTCGTAGCGCGACTCTCACTACCGGTGCTGTACCGGTCCACTGCTGGCGTCGGGAACCCGACCCGCGCCAAATAACCAATTCATCGGGGTGTCTTTAGGAATTCCATGTTCCACGATCCTTTTCTGTTCTATCTGTCTCAGCCTGCGCTCATTTGCTTCGACGATCAGGACGCGACGCCGACGAGCGATCCACCTTCTGATCCGCCGCCTAACGACCCGCCTCAGCCTCCGAAAACCTTCACGCAGGAAGACCTGAACAAGTTCCTGGCCGAAGATCGACGCAAGACCGAGGCAAAGTACAAGGCCGAATTGAGCAAGGCCGAGAAGAACTACCAAGAGTTGCTCGAAAACAAGAACCTCACTGAACAAGATCGGACCCGCTTGCAAGAGTCGCTCGAAGACGTTCGCAAGCAGCTTCGCACCAAAGAGCAACAGCTTTCTCACGAGAAGAAACAAGTCGAAGAGCAGTACAGCACCCGGCTCAAGGAAGCCGAGCAGAAGGCCACGCATTGGGAAACCCAGTACCGCGAAGAAAAGATCACTCGCGCGATTGTGGACGCCGCTGTGTCCGAGGATGCTTTCCGGCCTGAGCAGATCGTTCTCGAACTCTTCGGCAAAACTAAGCTGGTCGAAGACATCGACGAGATCACCAAGAAGCCAGCCGGCAAGCACAAGGTCGTGGTGGACTTCCCCGACGTGGCCGAGAACGGCGACCCAATTATGACGCAACGCACGCCCCGTGAGGCCGTAAAGCGCATGAAGGAACTGTCAGACCTGTACGGCAACCTTTTTAAGAGCGGCATCGTGAGCGGCATCGGCGGCTCGTCCGGCCAGGGTGGCGTCGGCACCGGTCACGTGGACGTGAGCAAGCTGACGCCTGAGCAGTACATGAAACTCCGCAAAGAAAACCCCCAAGCATTGGGTCTAGCTCCCAAACGCTAATTCACAACTCGACTTTAACCCACGCTGCTCCGTCCAGCCGTGGGTTCCGAACTTTTTCTTCGACGGACAACCGGCTAGGCCGGGTTCTGGCATCGCAACAACCGGCATCGTGCGTTCGCCTTCATCTCCATCGCCGGGACACAGTCTGTATCCCAATCCTCTGTTTCCATAGGAACAACATGAATCCGTTGTACTTCGCGACGGCGATGCTGATTTGCTTCGCCAACGACAATGACGCCCTTATCCCTGAGAAGTGGGCGTTCGAGGGTCTGGCGATCCTCGAAGAGAGCATGGTGATGGCCAACTTGGTCCACCGTGACTTCAACGACGAAATCCGCGAGTTCGGCGACGTGGTCAACGCCCACCGTCCCGCCGCTCGCACCGGTCGCCGCAAGACGGACGCCGACAGCTACACGGCTCGCGACGTGTCCGTGACCAACGTGCGGGTGCCGTTGGATCAGTGGTTCTACGACTCGTTCGTCATCAAGGACGGTGAGTCGAGCAAGGCGTTCAAGGACTTGGTCGCCGTCCACTTGACCCCGGCTGTGCAGAACATGGCCCGCATGGTTGACCGCGCCGTTCTCGGTCGCTGCCACGAGTTTACCAAGACGCCCCAGGCTCGCGCCGGTCGCTTGCTGAACATGACTTCGAGCAACGCCCGCGACTTCGTGCTGGAAGCCCGCGAGCACCTGAATACCCAAAAGGCGTTCATGGACGGCCGCAACTTGGTCCTCGCGCCGAGTGCCGAGACCGCCCTGTTGAAGACCGACCTGTTCGTGGCCGCGAACCAGCGTGGCGACGGCGGCTCGGCCCTGGAAAACGCCCTTTTGGGCCGCATCCTGGGTTTCGACACCTACATGGCCCAAAACGTCAACTACATCGGCGTGTCCGGTGCTGACGTTGTGACCGGCACCGTGACCAACGCCCTCGCGGCGAACGGCAGCGGTTCGCAGGCGGTGAGCGTGGCCAGCTACATCACCACGCCGGGCGAGTACGCCGTGGTCGATGGCAACGACCAGCCGACCTACATCACGGCTGATACCGACGACGCGACCAACACGACCGCCGTGACGCTGAACGAGGCGAACAAGTACGCCACGTCGGCTGGCGCGACCATCACCGTGTACAAGAAGTGTGCGGTACAGGGTGCTTACGCCGTCGGTTACAGCAAGGAAGTGATCGTGGACGGGCACGCCGCCAACAAGGGTCCGCAGGTCGGTCAGTTGATCGCGTTCGGCACCGGCGCGAGCCGCAAGGTGTACACGGTTATCGAGGCGACCGAGGACAGCACCACGCAGACCAGCCTGTTGCTGGACCGCCCGCTGGAAGTCGCCCTGGCCGACAACGACGACGCCTTCCCCGGCCCCGCTGGCTCGATGAACCTCGCGTTCCACCGCGAGTCGATCGCGCTGGTGAGCCGCCCTTTGGCCCTGCCCGATGCCAGCCTCGGCGTTCGCGCTGCGGTGGGCGTCCACAACGGCGTGGCCATGCGCGTCATCATGCAGTACGACTCGTCGCTCGGCGGCACGCGCGTCAACCTTGACGTGCTTGCCGGTGTGGCGATCCTCGACGACGACCTGGGCTGCTTGCTGCTCGGCTAATCCATCGTCTCTCAACCCCGCCCGGAGGGTTTCTCCGGGCGGGGATTTTTCATACGTGGGAGCAAACGATGGACTTTCTCGAACTTCTAAAGCAATTCGGGCCGCTCGTAGGGGCAGTGCTCTTCTTCATCTGGCGGGACTGGAAACGCGAAGAACGCCTGAGCAATCGAATCGAAAAGCTCGAAGACGAACAACGCGAGATCATCTTGCCGCTCGTTGAGCGATCAACGCAAGTCATCGCGGAAAACACGACGGTCATGCAGCGGCTTGAACGTGCTTTGCACAGGCTCGCTTCGGACAAGAAGGTTTCCGAGTGACCGTATTGTCGGCATCTGCCGTTTGAGTCTGTTTGTGGTCCGTCTCTTGGTGTGGGCAAATGACCAACCCGATCAACTACAACTTGAATCGCTGGATCAAGCAGACGCTCTACATGCTCAAACGGCAGTACGGCGGACCCATCTCTATCTACAAGCTAAACGCAGCGGAAACGAACTACCGAACCGGCAACAAGTCGATCACCAAGACGGTTTACAACGTCAAGCGGGCGATCATTCTTCCGGTCAAGGTAGGACGTGACGCAGTTAAGTCCATCTCCCAAATCTCCGCGAACAAGAAGTTCACTTCGGGCGGCACGTTCGAGAAAGGCATCCGAGACTTCATTATTGATCGGAGCGATGTTGACTCCGATCTCGAACTGACCGCTGACGACTGGATCGTGTACAACGGTCGTCGTTACAACGTCAAAACAATACAAGAGTTTGAATTCGGCACCGCCTGGATCATCACCGGCCAGGAAGTCATGGGTGCCCAACCGGAGCAGCACTACGTTACTGCTTCGGATCACTTGCTGCTCACGCAGCAATCGGCTGTTGCTCGGTTCCCCATCCCGGTGTCCGTTTCGAGCGACCTGCTACTTGCACAAGCGGCTATCGGCGGGCTGGTAAGGGAACTGGATAGCACGTCCATTCTGGCTCTAACCCAATTTGCGAACGCACTTCGGGGAATCGTTTACCCTGTCGATGCGGAAAGTCAGATCGTGCTAAGCGATCTGGCGGTCGAGCGTCCGCCGTTGGAGAAATCGTCGGAAAGCATTCTGTCCCTGTCGCAAGAGGCGGATTATCGCCGTTCGGCGGGCGCGTCGGTAGTGTCGGGGCTGGCTCTATCGTCTGCGGTCGGTCGCAACATCATCGTGCAGAAGCCAGTCTCAAGCGTCTTGTCGCTTGTTAGCACCGGCCAAGGCGCTTTGGTTCGCCCCCTCACGCTCAATAAAGTCGCCGACCCAGGCACCGCCCTGCCGGACCTTGCCAAAGAGGTTCATTTCTCGCCGGACAGCAACTACCTCGCTGTCGCCCACCACCGGTCGCCGTTCATCAGCGCCTACAACTGGTCGGCGGGATTCGGTGCAAAGGTTTCCGACCCTGGAACGCCCATACCAGGCGATCCGGTGTTTTCAAACGCGGAGTGCTGCCAATTTTCGCCCGACGGGAATTACCTTGCAGTAGCTCACAGCGATAGCCCGTACCTCGCCGTTTACAACTGGTCTGCCGGGTTTGGAGCGAAAGTTTCTGATCCCGCAGTGCCGCCCGACTCGGTCGGTATTTGCATCGCATGGTCGCCCGATGGTGCGTACCTCGCAGTCGCAGACGGTGCCTCTCCGGTTCTCAATATTTGGGAGTGGTCTGCCGGGTTCGGGACGAAGTTGGGACAACCGGCTGTGGAGCCAGACGCGGGAGTCACGGAAATCCGTTGGTCCCCGGACGGCGCGTATCTCGCAGTAGCACAAAACGGTGGCCGACAAGTCACTGTCTGGAACTGGTCGAGTGGGTTTGGAGCAAAAATCGACGACCCGGCTATTGCAGTCGGCTCGAATGCGAATGCGCTGGCGTGGTCGCCGGACGGCAACTATCTCCTGCTCGCACTGCAAAGCAGCCCCTTCGTTGCAGCGTACAGCTTCTCAGGCGGCTTTGTATCTCGACTGTCCGACCCCGGCACCTTGCCGGAAGCGAATGCGAGCGGAATCTATTTCACGCCGGACGGGAACTATGTCGCTCTCAGTCTTACCTCGTCGCCTTACGTGGCCATTTACGAGTGGCTCAACGGTTTCGGGGCCAGACTCTCAAACCCCGCCACGCTACCTACCGGACTCGCTCATGGGTTGGCGTTCTCAGGCGACAACGAGTTGGCGGTTGCCCATAACAACTCACCCTATGTCACGGCGTACACGTAATCATGTCGCAACCATACCTCAACTGGCCGCGATGGATTCGTGCGTCGATTAACGACTACTTCGCAGGCATCGCGACGACGCGCGAACTTCCTTTCCTTGTGGAAGGCATCGACGAGACGGAATCGGAAACCATACGGGCCACCAACCACGTTGAACTGCGTGTTGGCGGCCCTTCCACAATCAGTCGGTCAGGCGACTTTCATCTGCGTGTGGGGATCAACTTGCTGTTCACCGGGATCATGGGTGAACAGCTTGAAAACCCCTACGACATCATCGAACACGTCGCGGCCTTCCAAGTCGCGATGCACGACCCTATCCCGATCTACAAGTACGGGGAAGGGCCGGACGACGACGGCTCACACTTGGGCTGTCTCGCCCTGGTTTCAGGCCGAAATGAGTTAGTCGAATCCTATGACTTTGGCCAAGTCGGGAAAGAGGAACGAGTCCGACAACTCATGTTAGACGCGCGTTACTACATCGACCTTGTTCCGTAAAGGAAACTAAATGAATCTTCTGTATCTTGCACCGGCGATGCTGATTTGCTTCGCCCGAATCGAACTCCGCGACGCCACGATCCGCATTAAGGACGGGCTGAGCGGCACTGCGGCTGTCAATGACGCCAGCATGACGATTATGACTGGCGACAACAGCATGACCATCGACACCATCGACCTGAACACGGAAGACACTGATCTGGTCCCGGTGGGCGCTCGCTTCACGGTCGCTGGCGAAACCGGCACGCCCGTTCACACGGTTACGGCCCGCACGCCTGCGAGCATGAGTCCCACGACCGAGATTGAGTTCACGCCGGTTCTGGCGTCTGCTCCGACCGACGGCGCGGTCATCACGTTCTCGCCGCAGCAGATCGAAGTGCGGATCGGCGACGGCAACCTCACGTACACGGAGAACAAAGAGTACGAGTACGAGTTGGATCGGGGCGACTTGGACACTGTCCGCGAGGGCAACCCAGGGCCTTTTACTTTTCTAATACGGGTTTGGTGCGTAAGATTTGGTGGTTGTGGTAAGGAGTCTTTTTTCAAGGAGGTTTCCCTTTGTCATGCGCT